ATTTATAGTCATTTGCAGGATATCTGTTAGAGTCAAATTGCATGTAACGGAAAGCGGCTTTCTCAACCAAAGGAATTAGAAAGTTTTCCTGAAAGTTCATAATGGTACGCTTTTGACGTTTAATGGATGCTGCCTGAAGCATAGACATCCCTGATGCAGTTGAGTTACGTGGATTAGAGAAATTAGAGTTGGCGGTGTCCATCGCTCCAGTACCCATCTGCACCATACGTTCAAGCTCTGCGGCTTCTTTAAACGTATTCTGGCTGATATCCCCAAAGGTCAAAGGCATTAGAGTCTGACGTGGATCGCCATTCGTAAGAATGGTTTTACCCGCCTTGACTTCAAATTTAACACCACGGGGTAAACGTGTAGCGTCTACACCCAACATCGGATGCGTAGTTAGCGCAAGAGCATCAATACGTGCGCGGAGTTCCGCATCAAGAGCCTTTTGTGGATTGTAACCTTTTTCAGCAATACCTCTGCCCCAAAACTTATTTGGAACACGATCATGCTGATAAGCTACAAATGGACGATCACCCATTAAATAAGGATTACGAGTTGCTTTAAGAACAGCATGGTCATTTGCTATAACGACTACAGCTTCAACTAATTCATCCTCATCATAGTCAAACTCTTCAGACAAACTTTCATTTTTTTCATCAAGATATTTTACTGGAACTCGACCCCAATATTCTACAATCTTAACTTTATGGTCATCTGAATTATCATATCCCATTTCATCGTCATAACCTAAGTCCATATCTTCATAGTTTCCGATAGGCTTATCTTCATAGATACCGGCTTTAATTGCCTCTATAATTTCATACTTAGGTTTAGTAACGATCTGGGCTACACCTAGTGCTTCCTCAATAGTTGTTGCACACGGGTCAATGACAAATTCTTTTGGAGTAAGAGATTCAATTTTAACTTTAACTATTTCTTGCTCAGTTACAACTACATCAGTCGTTAAAGTATCTGGAATTTGAGACTCCATTGGAGCTTTAGACATTTCTTCTATAACATTAACTTTAGCAATGCCTGTTCCGTAGATTGCACCGTTTAAAAGAGCTTCAACAATACCGTCTTTAACTTTATATTTATTAAGGTCTTCCTGTAGGTTTCTACGAATTATAGCAATGTCTACGGGGTTTTGATCCCCAACATCATCACGTACATCAAACCACTGTTCTTTACCAAAGATAGCTTCCTCAAGTTCCGCTACGGTAGCTTCAATGGCTTGTTGTGTTGCTGGAGAAATTAAATGAGATTTTTCTGAGTCTCTAGTTTTATCTTCATAAGACCAAATACCACGCCAAATACGATAGTATTCATCCCATTTTTCCATGTAATTTGTATTACGATGGTCTTCCCAAGACTCTATTCGATCCATAATCCATGTAGCAAGAGAGGCTTTAGGATCGTTGTATGAGATTGAGTTAGTATCCTGATACATTATCTAATGGTTCCCATTCGTCTAATTCAATAAATTGAGAGAAGTCTGCTACAGATACTTGGTCAATATAGGCCAAAGAGTCCAGTAAGTCATCGTGAGACAAGGGGCTTGGAAAGTCCAACATTTGAGAGATAAAACTATGATTCCAATCCGCTTTTCTTAGTTTAATTTTACCATGCTCCATTCGACCTTGAAGCGCCCATGTAATTCTGTCTTGTTTCTTTTTTCCACCATGGGTAACGTCTGTAATATTAACCCATCTACCTCTTGCTCTCATGTAGTCTTCAAGATAAGGCATTATAGCGTTCTTTAATGCACCGGCTTCGATACCTACTGTTGTTGCACTTACGTCTTCAGCGGAATTAAGTATTTTTTCTGCCGTTTCTTTAATGCCCCATCTTCCATGTAAAATATCTTTAACGTACCATTCGTCTTGAACAATTTTTACTATAGATATAGCTGTTTCATCTAATTTGGAGCTTTTGAGTCCTCTGTCTTTGTTACTTTTCTCAAACCCAGCAGGGTCAACAGATATGACATAATGGCCTTGTACACTCGATATATCTTGAAATACATCTTCTTCAGCATATTGTACCCATTCTTCCTTAAAGATGCCACCGGAAAACGATTCAAAAGTTGCTTCAAATTCTTGACGAAATGCCTGAGTAGACATTGTTCTTTTAGCTGACTCCACTTCCTTTGGATCAATGAAGGTATTTGCAGTTGAGGTAAATTGAAAAGCATCCCAATCCTCTTTATTTTCTTCTAGTTGTGCTTCGATCCATAATTTATGGAAATGGTTTTTACCGGCTGGTGTTCCTATGAATAATGCCTCACCCTTTACATCGGCTAGTGTAGGTCTTAAGATCATCTCCCACACTTCAGGTTTCATTGAGGCATATTCATCTAAGACAACAAATGAAAGTCCAACACCTCGTAATGTATCCGGTCTGTCTGAACCCTTGAGATATATCTTACGATCATTAATTAGTGTAATCGTAGCCGTGTTCTCATGGGTAGATTTGATCACCTCCCTTCCAATGTCTTTTAAGATGCTCCAGAGAATATCTTTAGCTTGTTGAAAGGTAGGGGCTACATAGAATACATCCTTTTCTTTGGATTGTAGTGCCTTTATTATTAGTAACCAGGCGGCTTTTAAAAATTTCCATTTGTGCCTCATGGAGTGTAACACTAATATCACTCATTTGGCATCTTATCCGTAATTACACCCTCTATAACTTTATACTCTTCCTCTTCCTTTTTTTCTATGGCCTTTACGGACTCAACAATAATATTGATTCCTAAGTCTTCATGCTCATGTTTAATTTCTATAGCTTTGGAAGTAGGGATAATACGGTCCATACACATTTTTAGACAATGCCTGTCACCTTCTAAGGCCATTTCAATAACTTTACTTACAATCTCAGGGCCTTTTGTGGATATTAATTCACGGGACAACTGAGTGTATTTATTTAATGAGCCTTTCGGTCTTCCGGTGGGGTTGAGAGAGGTCATACCTTTGTAGAAGTTAGGATTTCCTCTTTTTCTCTTTTCCTTATTATCGGATTCGGCATTTTCTTCAGTAGACACTATCTATATTCCTTTTTGCTTTACCCCTTTCATTTTGAAAAGGGAGACAAATCAGTAACTTAAGTGTTATTCAAGTGGCGTGTTTCCTATTCGATGAGGAAACAAGTAGGAAAAAATTAATAATAAAATTAATCACTTTGGAGTTGAGTATTACTTAAGTGATCTGTTTAATTAAACATATTATATCATATTTTACCCCCTTTTGTCAACCTAAATGTTACTTCATTGCCTACTTTAGCCCGCCCAAGGTGATTTGTCAAGTGTTTTTTATGTTTTACTTTGCTATTCATCTAATTTCTAGGTCCAAATTGCTTCTCATGTGGGCCTGAGAGTATATAATAATTATTCTACCCACAAGGGGCCCCTCCCCGGTGCTTCTCATGCAATTCTCATGCCAACTTAAGTAGTCAAAACTGGCATGGTTCTTGCAAGGCAATTCTCATGCCGACATGAGTGGACATAAGTGGCACAGTTTTTGCAAGGCAATTCTCATGCCACATCGGCATACTTAAGACTTCACAGGGTGAAATACATATTTAGTCCTGAGTGGACAAGAGTGGCATAAAAATTGCAAGAGTAAATCAGTGTGACCTACACTCTGGACCACACAGGCAATCTCTATTTCATCTAATGAAATCCGGGGTTGACGATGCCATAAGGCTCAAAATGGCCCATAGAACTACATCGGACCACTCTGGACCTAGACTATATAGACCACGTGAGATGCCGTTCTACGGGCATTCTGGAAGGTGCATTTTACGTTTCACGGTGTGAAATTAGGGGTTGTCCAGGCTTATTAATACAGGCATAGTGTGCATCCTATTAATTCAGATAACGGAGTGAATGAGATGACT